CATACGTTGGATCAAAGAAATCCGATATTACCCATCGGTTTCGGCATCCGACGCGCAACTTCAATCTTTAACCGCATAAAGGAAATCGATCATGGTTGACAACGCATTACGCTGTACTGAAAATGATTACCCTGCCCTTCTTGGCCTAGCACAAGCTATGGGCGTGATTACATTAGACGGGTCAACTGTGATCCCAGCCGACGGGATCTTGTGGGATCATATAGGGTATAAATATGTCGGTGATGCTCCTTTAGAGGGTGAGCCAGATACGCGCACAATTCTTTCAAACCCACAGGGCCACAAGTATATTCACATCAATGTCCGCACGCCGTTCAGTGTAGGTGAGGCCGCGATGGCCGCCGCCGCTGCCAGCCCCGAGATTGCCGCCGCGCTTGGTGACCCGTCCCGGTTCTTTGTAACTAACCCGGACGGAACAGCCAAGGACCCTGAATTTCCAATGAGGGTGTTTTTGTGATATTGCTTAAGGAATGGAGTGTTGTTTGTTCTCCAGAAGGCGAGACAAGATTAAGGGGGTTTGTTTTCGGCCACCCAAAGTTTGATGACGGGACGGACGTTATAACCTCAGAGGTACAACATTACAATCCACAACAAGGAATTGTTAAGACAGTTTACAACGAATACAAACTAGATGAATATACGATTGGCGAATTTATACTATGAAAACTTACAACGGAAAAAGAAGATATTGCACAATCCCGACCTGGGTCGGCCTTGGCAAATGGTACGTCAAGAGGTTTAATGATCTATGCGAGGCACACGATGACGCATATGCCAATCAGACAGGTAAATGGAAAGCGGATATGACGATGATCAAGGGTATGGTCGACCGTGGGTATTGGTATATGGCCATCCCGACATTCGTACTTTTTAATACCTTTGGGTTTGTTTATTACTATACAAAATAATTTCATGAGTGTATAAATTATTTATACAACTTTTTAAAAGGAGCAACCATGTCCGAAACAGAAACAGTTCAAGAAGTCGTGCAAGAAACAACCCAAGATGAAGGGTCTCTCTTAGATGTTGGCGCGGATGAGGGGCAAAAGGAAACTGTCGCGGATGAACCTGAAAAGGTTACCGGAAAGCCAGATTGGTTATCGGATGATTTATGGGACGCAAAGACAAACGGTCTTAAATCCGATGCGGCCTTAAAAAAGATCCAGGACGCTGAAAAGCACGAAAAGATGGCAAAAGACCTTCGGGATAAACTGGCCCGTCGTGGATTACCGCCTGAAAAACCAGAAGATTACAAGATCAATCTTGATGATAAACCGTACAAGGATGTCGTCGAATTGCCCGATGAGGTGATGAACAAGGTCAAGACGGCGGCCCATAAGCTGGGTATATCGCAAGCCCAATTTGGTCCGTTGGCCGATGCCTATCTGTCTGCCCTGGCTGAAATGACAACGGCCGAACCCACAGAAGAACAAAAGGCCGCCTATGCCGAGGCTGAAAAGACCCGTCAAGATAGTGAGATCGCCAAGCTGGGCGCGAATGGTCACCAGGTCATTCAGGCCGTATCCGGTATGATCCGCGATATGAAAGCCCAAGGGGTCATCACGGACGCTGAAATCAACGTCGCAAAAGAGATTGCAAAGACGGCGGCGGGTGTTCAATTCCTGAATGCAATGCGTGAACGTATGGGCGGCGATCATGTGCCGATGGCCGATCTTGATCCTGAAATCACGGGCGGCGTATCCCATTCTGCCATTCAAGATTTGATGAACTCGGAAGGATATCGCCGTGGTGATGAAAGCGTTTTTGCCAAAGTCGAGAAGATGATCGACCAGACAATCAAGGCCGGAAACCCGTTTAAATACAAAATTTAAAATATATGTTGCAAAGTAAATTTTGATATTGATATAATGTTGGTACGACGCGACCCGCATTTAGTGGCGTGGCCTTACCGGATCATCCGGCCCACATATGACATTAGCGGCCCTATCGCAAGATAAGTGGTTCAACTCTTTTCATATGTAAGGTATTAAGATGACACAATCAGCATCACAAAACTTTATTACGTCTTTTGACTCGATGGTCAAACAGGCGTATTCACGCGGCGGGATTTTAAAACCTGCCGTACGGGTAAAAACTGGCGTGACAGGTTCTAGCCATGTTTTCCCGAAACTCGGCCGTGGCGTTGCCACATTGCGCGTGCCTCAAACGGATGTCGTTCCGATGAACGTTCTCCACACAAAGGCAACCGCGACCCTTCAAGATTGGAATGCGCCTGAATATTCGGATATTTTCGATCTTCAAAAATTGTCATTTAACGAACGTCAAGAATTGGCCACTACGGTTGCCGATGCCTTGGGTCGTCGTGGCGATCAGTTGATCATTAACGCGATGGTGGCCTCTTCTGGTGCGACTGTTGACGTGAACGTCGGCGGGTCGACAACTGGTTTAAACCTTGCGAAAATCTTGCGTGCAAAACGCTTGCTTGATGACGCTGGTGTGCCAAATGACGGTCGTCGGACATTCGTGACTTCTGCCCGCGCTGTTGAGCAAGCCTTGGCCGAAACCACAATCAACTCGCGTGATTATAATGCTTTAATGCCATTAATGACGGGCGAATTGAATGAATATTCGGGATTTAAGTTTGTGTTTATTGAGACACGTACCGAAGGCGGTTTGCCAGTTGTTTCAACAACCCGTTCAAACTTTGCATTCCATCAGGATGCGGTTGGTTTGGCTGTTGGGATTGATATGCGTACATCGGTTGATTGGATTGCTGAAAAGACCTCTTGGTTGATTAACGGCATGATGTCGGCTGGTGCCGTAACGGTTGACGCTCCTGGCGTTGTCCTTGTTCAAACAACTGAAGCTTAATAGGAAGGATTATTTATTATGGCTTTTATTCTCGAAAATCTGGTCGCCGTTGGCGGTCAATCTACAAAAGGCCGTGGGCCGCAGATCTGGTCATATGCGACCGCAGATGCGACCGCAACGGTTGATACGGCTGGATACTTTAACGGTGCCGCCGGGTTGTTGGCTGTGGGTGATTTGATCATCCGCACCTCTTTTACCGATACAACTTTTGCCACTGTCTCGACGCAAGGTTTCCATACCGTGAATGCGAATAGTGGTACGGTTGTTGATGTGAACGATACCCTGGCCGTAACTGTAACGGATACGGACTAATATTAGACCGCGCCCGAGTTTTAAAGAATTGGCGCGGCGAGGGGTTTTCCTTTGCCGCGCCTTCATTTTTATAGGGGGGTCATATGTCCCAAACAAAATTCTCTATCGCATCCCAAGGCTTTGTTTTAGATCGGGCCAACCCTGTTTCGTCCTTTGATGAAGGATCAAACGAGGCGAATATCGCAACGGAATTTTACGACGCATGGGCGCGTAACGTTCTGTCATTGCATCCCTGGTCATTCTGCCGTACACGTGAACAATTGTTCCGGTCAACAAAAACACAACCTGGCTGGTTATACCTGTATGTCATCCCGCCTACTGCCCTGCGGGTTTTTGCTGTTTATAATTCTGGACAAGAGAATGCCCCGCCCGTGCGCCATTTTGAGGTTGTCGCGGATGGTGATGGGCAATATATCGCTTGCAATGAAGAACAGGTCTTCGGCCTCTATACATTCTATGCCACAGAGGCCGTCTGGCCGGGGTGGTTTGTCGAATTTGCAAAGTATTCATGGGCCGCGCTGGTCGCAATCCCTATTTCGGATGATGAAGGTCTTGAAAATCAGATGTCTGTCCGGGCGTTTGGATCACCATCGGAGGGCGGAAAAGGTGGGAAGTTTGCCCAAGCGGCGATGATTTCCGATCAACAAAGCCCACCACAACAATACCGCGAAAATGAAATAGTCGCGGCGAGGTTCTCATAATGGCACGTCTGCGCCAAATCCAACAAAGATTTACGGCGGGTGAGATCGATCCGGCTATGCTGGGTCGGTCTGATCTTGAGGCCTATTATTCGGCGGCCGAAACATTGACAAACGTCGAGACCACCCCACAAGGCGGCGTAAAACGGCGCGGAGGTTTGGCAAATCGTGGCCAGATCCTTAAACAGTTGACCCGCGAAACATCCTATACGGTCACGGCCCCGAACGGCGGGACGACAAGTAATTTGACAGACAATAATACAGGAACATCATTTACGACGACGACAAACATCGGGGTCATTAACCCATACGTGATTGCCCAAATTGATCTTGGTTCTGCCAAAAACATGGGCAAAGTCGAGATCCGTGGTATGTCATTATCGACCGGATCGTCATCAGAGATATTTGTCCAGGTAAGCAATAACGCGTCCACTTGGGTATCTGTGGGGTCTGCGTTGACCGTTACGACTACCGCAAAGGATTAC